GTCGTACATAGCTTTAGCCATGCGTTCACGCCTTGCGATATCATTCCGAGCTTCTTCTTCAGATCCAAAGCTCTCGCGCATAATTTGCAGAAGGGATGCTCTATCTCCTTCAATGTAATCTCGTCTATAATTAGTTTCCCAGTCGTTGTAGTCTGGGTCAGTGTAATGTTCAGACGATTCGTCAGAATCCATGCTATGTGATCTCGTGAGGTGGGGTTAAATTCAATTAATCTTTGGAGTTCGGCTCCTTCGATGTATCCTTGGGATGCGTTATTTCGTTTAGGAGTGAACATCTTTCCTCCAATGAGAGGGAATTGTTCTCGAAGTATTCCAGTAACTTCTTCCATCTCTCTTCGGAGATGTGACTCAAGTTGCTGACCTTTTGATTCATCAAAGTACCATCCATGTATTTCTTGTTCCGTTAAAATTTCTGCGACTCGATGCTCTAACGAACACCAGTCAGGTAGGGGCGGAAGTGTTCGCATAATTTAGTTGTTACTTGTACGTCTTGTACGCAATAATCTTGCATTTCTTGTGACCATTCTT